AGTTGTTTCATTATCTTTCCCACACTTTTTTCTTACGATATAAATCAAAGAAAACTCGTGCCAATTCCCTACGAATCATCAATCTGATATCTTCGAGGTCTTGAACATCAAGTTCTTCATTTAATTTATTTTTGTTACACGCACACGACATATTAAGCACTCAACTCTTTTAGGTTACGAGCAACTTTTAACATTCTTTCAGAAATCTTTCCGAATCTTCTTTGTGTAGATTTCCAATACTGACCATTGTGGACGCCCATCTCATTTTTCAGTTTGGTGTTTTGGTTTACAATCTTTTCAACTTCCCACATCAATCGGTTAATCTCTTTGATAGACTTGTTTACCTTTTGATGGGCTTTCATAGAATCATCGTTCTTGTAGTCTTTGTAAGTTGCTTCGATTAGTTGTTCGAGTTTGTCTTCCAATTCCTTCATTGCTTTTGACTCCGTGTTTACTTTAGATTTCTTTGCTTTTTTGTAACCCAATACTTCAATGTGGTCAGTATCTAAATCATCCTCATCTTCACTCTTTGCGAATGCATGCGGAGTTTTAGGTGGACCTGCACCCCCATCCATATTACCAGTTACATTTGCCTCATCGATTTCTTCCTCTTGTTCAAGAGTTTCTTTCGATTCCATTTCCTCAAATCGTTCTTCTAATTGTTCCAATAAAAACTTAGACATTAGACAATCTCCTTAACTCTTGTAATAGTTCGTGGTATCTTAGGATTGATAGAATCTGATTTTCGTTGATTACTTTGGAATTAGCAATATTATCAATAAGGTTTACAGTTTCAGTCAATTTGATTTTAGCCACCTTGTCAGATACCTCTACTTTAGAAAACTCTTTTTTAAGTCTTTTTGTTTCAGAAAGTACTACCGACCTTAATTTTGCTGAATTATCAACATTACTAATGTATGAACGAAGTACCTTTTTTTGAGACTCAGATAGATTTGTGTATTTTGAATTAAATGAATCCACTAAGAACTTATAAGCCAACATACGAACCTCTTTTGGTTGCTTGTTGTAGTCTTTGTTTGTAGATTCAGTTACGATTTCAACATTCTCTTTTGTGATTGCTTCAAGAATAGTAGTCTTACAAGTCACATACTCTTTTGGAGATGTTGATGAAGTGTGTTCGAATAGTTTATATACCGATGCCATCTCACGATAGTTGTTTACACGATACTTAAAGAAGTCTTCCATCAAAAAAGATTCTTTGATTGACTTAATCAAGTTATACTTTTGTCTACGAAGAATACCTTCGTTTAGTTTAACTCTCTCTTTTAATACGATGTCGATAAACTCTTGTGCTTGATATTGGTTATCAAAGTTTTCTTTTGTCAAAGACTGATAAAGTTTCAATTCTTTATTTAATTCAGTTCCTTTTTTAAAGTGTCTCTTGATAATCTCAAGCGCAAGTGAATCTTTGTTCGCAAGTGTATCTGATGCGATTTGTCTTACAAGTAATTCAAATAGAATACCCGTATTCTTAAACTTACTATGTTTTAATTTGGCCATTGTAAACCTTGTATATTACTATTCCAATTAATAAATATGTAAAAACTCATCAAATCGTGTCTTCGAGGAGATTTCTCTCATCTAAGAGTCCCGATTCTTTCTTTACTTCTTCCGATAATGATTCTTTCAAAATCTTTGGTGTCTTTCTTTTCACCGATTTTAAAGATGTTTTCAGAGCTTCCGCTTGCTCGTAAGCAAGTGGTGAGTTTTTGTATTTATGATATGTTGCTGCGGGTTTGATATCAGTTTTCTGACCAAGTGGGTCTCTGCCAAATGGATTATCATCGGTCTTGTAATTACCACCTTCGGGTGGTCTACCTGCACCTGGGAATCCACCTTCTGGTGAACCACCTTCATCACCGAACGAACCCTTCGATGAATCACCACCATCTTCTTGTTGCATTGATGCGATATCGTGTGGTGTTCCGAATGATTGACCAGTCTTAACTGGGTCATTACCCTCTTGTTCAATTTGCTCGTGTCTAAATCCAAGTTTCAAGTCATTAATAACTTTTGCTTGCTCTAACTTCCACTCATCATCAGACATATTCATAATGTTTTTATACATCCATTCTTGAGATACCATCTTGAGGTCTTTCATATCTCTAACCAAAGATACCTTCTCAGACCAAAGGTTTGCTTTCTCTTGCTCGTAAATGATAGATGGGTTAGTCAATTCCAATTCAAAGTTTACGAGGTCTTCATTTTCGTAACCTTGTGAGTATAAGTGTACGATTGCAATCTTAGTCAATTCTGAAAGAACAATCTTTTGGATTCTCTCAACTGAACGTGCGAATCTAATATCTTCTTGAGCAAGTGTTGCTTTACCTTCAACTGCTTCATCGTACCCAACAAATGCTTTTGGTACTTTGAGTGCAGCCATCATTCTATTTCTCAAGTATTCGATATCATCGATACCACCGAACTCCATACCACTTAGTGAATCAATCTCAGTACCGCTTTGTCCACCACGAACTGGTAGGTAGTAGTCATCTAACATATTCATCAAGTTGAACTTGAGGTTGTAATCACCAGTGTTTTGGTCAAGGTAAGGAATCTTCTTCATTTGGTCGATGATACCTCTCATATGGTTATCAACCTCACTTGGTGGAATGTTACCCACATCAATCTTGAATATTCTTCTCTCGGGTGCTCTCATAATTCTATGAATCATCATTGCATCTTCCATAAGAGTCAATTGTTTCCAAGTCTTTCTTGCACCTTCCAATAGAGAACGACCATAAGGTAGGAAGTTTGTATCTGCCATCAAACGGAAGTGTGCAATCTGATAGAACTCGAAGTATTCTGCGTTCTTATTTACACTTGCTCCGTGGGCAGCTCCCATAGAACCTAACTTAAATCTTACTTCATATGGGTTTTCGGGATTAAATCCTTCTTCTCTCTCAACTTCATATGCCGACATTGGTGATACGTTTACAATACCCACACCTTCTTCGATATCAAGATGTAGGAAGTAATCACCATACTTGTTCATACCACGAACCCAAGCCCAAAGATTGAACTCAATATTTAGAACATCATAAAATAAGTTATGAAGTATTTTCTTCATATTCTCATCTTGAGTTTTGATACGAAGAACATCACCTACATCATTTTTAAGTGTACATTCATCTGAGTATATATCAAGAACTGAAGAGATGATGGAATCTTTATCCATTGCCTCATAATCAGTATATAGTTCTAATTTATTTGAATGATAATTGAATTGGTTGTTATATGTTTCCCAATTTCTACGAGTAGTGTGTAGTCTACCGAATCTATCATAGTAGGATGACCCACGAAGGTTACCTTGTGATTGTAGCCTTTGGGTGTCGATTGCTTGGGTTCTACCCTTACCAATCCTACGAACAACAACTTGGGTGTTGAATAGTTTACCTAACCTACTAAATAATGATTTATTTGCCATAATTGTTCTCTAAACAAAAGTGTATACTCTTACAAACTATAAATATACAAAAAATAAACTTAACTACCAAATATTATAATAACCAAGTTAAATCATTGTCATTTCCGTATTGGTCTTTTTGTTTCCAAGGGTCTTGACCCATTGTTCTTTGTGAGTATACACCAGTACTTGACTTACCCATATGACCCAATGTAGTTCGTGTTAAATCGATACCCTGTTGTCTTAATTTCAATGCAGTGTCACGAACCCATAATCCAGTTGAGAATGACATTACCAAATCATCATTATAACCTCTCTGTGCTTCTGCTCTACTACCATTCCATATGAATACAAACAATTCATCTATAAGTCTCTTAGAATGGATTATAGGAGTCCGTTCTCTCATATACATATCGAGTTTGGAAATCACCAAAGGTCTGGTTCTTGATGACATCGTAAATCCAGGAACCATATCCTCTTTTCTCTTTAGGTCAAATCCTTTTCTAAGATGAATATCTTCATCAACATAACCCAAGTCTCTATAAGAGTAGTATAGGTTGGTGTAGTTTCTATCGATTACTTCTTGGATTACTGCCCAACCAATGTTTGCATTTTCAATCACCAACATCGCATTGTTCCAATCCGTAGCAACTGATGCTAACATAGCACCATATTGTTTGGTGTCTAACTTACCTTTGTATTCTGCAACTTGTTCAACAGTCTCTACATCGAAAACGTGGAATGCTGAATAATCCGATGAGTCACCTCTTGCGACATCGGCTACGACAACATAATCACGAGAATAATTTGGATAATCCCATAACCAGTAGTTACCATCGAAACCTCGTTTTTCCAACGGGTCTTTGACATATGTTTCCTCATACCATTGTAATGTAGCACCCTCAACTACCGTATGACCAGAACTAATAAAGTCACAATCACACTCTTGAGCGGAGCCTTTTTCACCTAATAATTTTGTTTGTTCTTCTCTCCATTTTTGGTCTC